TTGGCTGAGCTGGAAGAGATGATACCCTTCGAAAGAGAAGTATATGTCTTTATGTTGATTCAGTACCTAGAAGAAGAAAAGAAAAGAATCGAATCCAAAAAGAGGATGTAACAGATGGCAAAAAAGAATCGTGGACCTAAACCACCAGTAGTTAATGTTAGTACAACAACTAATGTTAATGCATGGGACAGTGCAGCTTTTTCAAAGTTGCTCACAGAACAGGCGAAGGCTAACGAGACTGCCATCAAACAATTAGAGTCTTCTATGGCTCAGGCTGGCGCAAACCAGCAACAGTTGGCTGAACAGATTGCTCAGTCAGCTATGATGAAAGATATCAAAGAAGCATTGATTGCTCAACTTCAAGATAAACAGTTTAATGAAGCAAAACTAGAAGCCATTAAACTAAAAGATCAAGAAAAACAAAAAATAAAAGAAGCCAATGATGCTTTAAAAGAGAATCTGCAACTTCGCAAAGAAGAAGCAAAGGCAATCGCCAATATCGCAAAGGGTATGCAGACTTTTGATACATTGGGTGATAAATTTAGAGATATGGGCAAGAAACTAAAGGATAACTTTGGTTCAATGTCTGCTCTTAAAGTTACTGCTCTAAAGGCATTTAATGTCGGTGGAATCTTTAATAAGTCTATCGCTAAAGAGAAGTTTATTCAGACTCAACGTAAACTTGGCTCTGAAGATGATCGCAAAACTCTTGGTGGTAAATTCGAATCTGCCAACAAAACAGCAAAAGAAATTAAAAGGAATGAGTCGGAGTTATCTCAGTTCAAGAAAGATACTGGAATGTCTGAAGCAGATCTTTCAAAGACTAAAGAAGGTAAACGACTTCTTAATAAACGTGATGAACTATCCAATGAATATTCCAAGAGTGATCTTAAAGCAGGAATGGTTAAACGTGAAACTCCTACTCAAGAACATGCTGATGCTGGTGTTGCTGAAGAGAGACAAAATGAAGAAGCCAAACACGAATCAAAAATGGAAGATCTTTTTGTTAAGATTGAACAAAATACTCGTGGTGACTCTCCTGCACAAAAAGCAAAGCCAGCAGAAGAAGGTGGCGATTCTGGTGGCGGAGGTAAGTTTGGTAAAGCACTAGAAGGAATGAAGAAATTTGGCATTGGTTTGATTGCTATTGCTGGTGCTCTTTGGGTTGCTTCTAAAGCATTCGAGAATTTCGGTAATATTGAATGGGAATCTATCGGTAAAGGTATGGTTGCTCTTGGTGGATTAGTTGTTGCTGCACTTGCACTGGATAAAGTTAAGGGTAACATTATCTCTGGTGCTGCAGCACTCGGTGTTCTTGCTTTAGCAACATGGGGTATCGGTGCAGCACTTGGAACATTTGCTGAGTTAGACTGGGAAACCATCGGTAAAGGTATGGCTGCAGTTGCTGGTCTTGGAGTTATTGGTGCTATCGCTGGTACGGCTGCACCATTAATTGCTACTGGAGCACTCGCATTGGGTGCAATGGGTGCAGCACTGTATATTATTGGTGAAGCAATGCAGGCAGTTGGCAAAGGTTTTGCCGAGATGACTGCTGGAATAGAAACACTTGGTAAACTAGATGGCAATAACTTAATTCAAGTTGGTGCTGGTCTCGCTGCAATTGGTGCAGGCATGGCAGTGTTCGGTGCTGGAACTGCTGCAGCAGGTATTGGTAATCTAGTTGGTGGATTCTTAAATCTAGTCACTCCTGGAAAATCTCCAGTTGAACAGATTATGATGATGGGTGAAAAAGGACAAGACATCAAAGCAGCAGGTGATGGTGTAATGGCACTTGCTACTGGTTTGAGTAAATTCTCATCTATTGATACAGAAAAAGTAAAAGCAATTGCTGCTCTTCCAGTTGATAAAATTGCAGCGATGGGTGCAGCATTACGTCCAGCTGGTGCAGTTGAGGGTGGTTCAAGAGCAAATGCTGATGCCAGTGCTACTGCTGGTGGAGGTGGTAATAAAACCAATGTTGTCAATGCTCCAGTCACTAACAACTCTAATACTACTCAAATTATTAAGTCTCCGATTCGAAATCAAGAATCGTCTCAATCTAGATACATACAAACTAGATACGCATAAAAAATGGGATCCAATTGGATCCCATTCTCTTTTCTACTTTAAAGAATTAATCTTCTTTAGCAATCTTCTCAAAGTAAGACATCACATCATCGTCATCATCAGTTACTTCTGCCATTTTTGGTGCTGGCTTAGAAGCAATCTTTGGTGCAGATGCTACAGGACGATCTTCATCTTCAGCGATCTGTGCAGCAGACTTGCTAGCAAAAGAATCACCAGATAAAACCTCATTAAGTTTCTTCTTCAACTCATCATAAGACTTGAAGTTCTTACGATCTGTAAACTCAGCCAACTTGACTTGAGCAGAAGCGATCTTAACGATCTCATCATCAGAACCAATTGCTGATGGCTCCATAAATGCAGACTCATCATAGTTTGCGTAACCATCTTTCTTACGCATACGAAGTTTGAAGTTTGCACCTTCCCAGAAGTCGAACACATTAACTGGTTTCTCGTCTTCAAATGTTGGACGAGCCTTGTCCATAATCTTATCAAAGATTTTCTTGCCGAATTTCCACAAGAATACTTTACCTTCATTCTCTGGGTGCTTTGGATCAGACACAATAAGAATGTTGGCTGTGAAAGAAAGACGACGCTTTTGTTTGCGTGCGATTTCTTTGTTTGCTTCAGAACCAGAGTTCCAAAGTTGAGTGTTTAACTCACCGACTGGATCATTCTCACCAAGAGTTGTTAGTGAGTTTTCGATATACCACTTACCAGTTGGACCTTGGAAGCCATGAGAAAAGATACGAACCCATGGGAGTTCATCACCTTCTACACGTGGCAAGAAACGGATAGTGGCTGTGCCATTACCTGCCTTATCACCTTCTAATCGCCAAAAGCGATCATCGGTAAAAGATTTCTGTTCTGATTGGGGATTTGCGACCTTTTCGAATGCATTCGAGATTGCACCAAAGTCTGAGTTGCGCATTTTGCGTAGTGATTGAATATCCATCGTATTTCCTTTGTATTAAATGTATGTTAAGTATTTTTAGTATCTGTAGTTTCATCTATTTCAAACTCATCATCTGAGTCATCATAATCTTCTTCAACATAACTATTTATCGTTCTCATTCCACCAGTTTTTTTACCGTTTGAATGTTTGGCAGGTTTCCCTAAACGATTACCAAATTCCGTATCATCAAAACTTCTTGATGACTTATGATATGTGCGACCCATATATTACTCTGCAATTTCTTCCTTAAAATGACTGAAGATTTTACCAATCTTTATTTTATCGTATTTCACGAATCCAGTCAACTTTTTAATCCTTCTCATCTCATCTTCCCATATGTATCTTACAGATGGGTGAGTTACCCAATCATCAAGCATTCCAGTCATATCGTCTATGATGTTTAATGTTTCTATTGCAATCTTACCACCAACAAATAGTTTTAATGCAACAGGGTATTCATTTTCTGTAAACTGAAATATTGCAGTTGATTTCAGTTTATTTAATTCAATATGCGTTATTAATGTCGCTAAATCATCCACGAAAATCTTAGTCATGGATTGTTTTCTTTTCTGCCAAAGCAAATAATTGTCATCTGCTTCTTGACCAGCATAAATGGCTTGGTCATTACCATAAGCAAAGTTGGCTACAAAAAACTGAATGATATCTTTATCATCTGGTCGTTTAGTCGCTAACTTCTCAAATATGTATCTGTCGTTACGAGCATTAAATGCTTCACGAGTACCACGAACATTACCTCTGTTTTCAAACACATTGAATCTGTCTGTGGTGAAGTGAAGTTTAATCGCTAGGTAATAACGATATGCCTTAAATCCATCCATTACACATCCAGTTGTGCTTGTTTTGGTAAATAGTTTAAATCACGAAAATTCATTTCAATTTTATCTTTAAGTGATTTATTAATCAACTTAGAAATATCCTCTGGCTCAAGATAGTTTTCTTTACAATATTCAAGAACAGCATCCATATATGTCATTTTGCTATCACGAACCATCTGCTCTATGTGAAGAGAGAATTCGTTTGCAGTTTTAAACATTTCGTTCCTTATT